TCTTTCTTGTATAGATCAAACCCAAGATCAATGGTGACATCAATAGTATCCCCGTCAACAACACGATTAATCTCCGTCACTCGGAAATTGTAGCAGCTTTTCCTGCTCGGTGGGGTCATCGCTCCCATCTTCATACTCCATAAGTGTATTATTTATCATCTCTTCAATCGGTGTTCTGTCCTGTTCGGACTTCCAATTTCTTATCTCCAGAATGATATGATTTACATTCAGAGGTGATGTTACTATTAACACTGGTGTTAGAATTCCAATCATCGTACTTAAGTATCCAATATATTATAATACATACTCCTACAAGAAGTATAGCTATCATAATATTTACACTATGAACAACTTCAGACATGCGTATAATTAATATGCATAATTAATTGCAAAAAATACGGTTATAATAATAGATGTAAATAATATGGTTGCAGATCTAATTGGTAAATCTTTCATTCTAACAACCAAAAGGTATACCACAGGCTCTCAGATAAAAATGTTTATCAACCTGAGTTGGAATAAAATTACAATAATCAATAAAAGAAGGATGTTGCTTTAAATAAGGTACATCCTCTTTACTGTGTTCTATTGCTTCATATGAATCTGCAGCATATTCGCAAATTTCAAAATGATGTTTTTCTGAATCGTGATATCCGACTGTATAGTGTTTTTGTTGTGTTAGGGGCATGATCTTTCAATCCCATACTACAAAATATTTATAGCACAGATTGAGTAATTTTGCTCATTTTAGTGTGGACTTACTGACACTGTTAGGTAATCACGTTTTCTTTTCTGATTTAGATGGTTGTGTAGCAGCAGTTAAATTAAGAGGTGCTTGTTCAATTCTAATTACCTGTGCAGGTGCAGTCTGAGATGCTTTTTCAATTAACATCTCCATATCTTTTTTAGATATTGGAGGTGTAGGTTTTACACCATTAACATTTTGCTTAGATTTGGCAGTTTGGACACCGAATGTAGCTAGGACCCCTGTGAAGACCGAAGCTATGAAAGTTGGATCTATATTTTTCTGTGGAAAATTTGGAATAGCCACATAATTTAATGTTAAAATTCCTCCAGACCACACAAGAATACCAAGTCTCACAAAAGTAGATATAAATGCTAATTGTTCATCATGATCAGGAACAATAGCATCAGCCATTTTTCCTAGAACACTTTTAGGTTTTTCTTCTTTTAATTCTTCTTTAATTTCTTCAGAAGTTTCTGGTGAATCTAGTTTTTCTTCGTTTACTTCTTCCTTTGCCATGTAATTAAGGGTTACTATTTCTATATAGCACCCTTATTATTTAAAATTCAAGAGGTGCAGTAGGTGCAGTAGGAATAGGTAGTGGTGAAACAGGATCATCAGATCCTAAGGGGAGTGCAGACTCACCAGCCAATCCACCAAGACCTCCCAAAGATCCAGTAACTGATTCAAGAACTTGAGATTTAACTCCATCAATAATGGATGCTCTATTGAGATATACGTATATCCCACTACCAACAACGGCACCAGATACAGCGAAAGACGCAACAGCAAGTACATTAACTATTTTTTGCATTTTTTTAAATCGAATAATCTATTTATTAAAGTTATTATAATATGCATTACAATATTTGACAAGCCCATTAGTGGTTACTTGATTATTACACCAGTCATCAGCACAAGCATATATCACTTTATTGTTATTAAAATTTTTCATTAATATTGACAATACTTGTTTTCTAAATTTTAATTTTTCATCAGAATATTTATCTTCAGTCATATTTACTTCCCTCTCCAATATATTCCAATGAGATTATTTCCTGATCATCAATTTCTGGGTTTACCCATTCATAAAACTCTTGTGCTAAAGCATTAGAATCTTTAAATAAATCAAAATCACGATCCTTAATTGATCTAGCAGACAAAATTTCTATTCTGTCAAGTGCCCAATCATGCGTATTACTAAGTGTTTTTTGAAAAGTTTCCATAATCCTTTCGCATGTATCTTCCAAGAATATTGCTATTATAGTATGCAGGAGTCCCATCGTCAAGTGCTTCAATCAAAACATTATTTAAAAATAATTGTTTTGTTTCTTCATAATTTACTTTTCCAAGAGTTTTATGTAGGGATATAATTTCTCTCTTAAAATTTAATTTTCCATACTTTTTAACATCTTCCTTGAGTTCGGGACTTGATCCATAATATTTTTTCCAATCAGATTCCGAAGTGACTCTACGTTTACCACCTTTAGGTTTTCTCTTATGCACGAAATATTTTCTACCGATGTACTTTTTACCTGTTCTTTTATTAGTAATGAGGTAGACGTAACCGAAGAAATCGCCAATATCGTCAGAAGTGAAAGCTGTACCTTTGTAGTACCAGGAATTTTCATAATCACCTTCCATGCTGAATTAATCATGTATTATTTCCTATATTTATCCACCTGCAAAGTCATCCCAGTTTTCACAGGGAGATTCTTTGTATGCTTCATAACAATCTTCCAAACTATAATTTAAATCCTGAGAAGGAGTTTTTATCAACGTCTTGTTTGATTCCTCCGACAATATAGGATTCAACTTCTGTTTCTTGTGGTGCCACTTGAAGACCCTTAGAACTGATCCAATGTTCTGTCCAAGGGAGTGGATTATTTCGTGCAGGTACGTCATAAACTGGTTTAAGTCCGATTGATCTCATTCTACGATTGGCAACCCATTCAACATAACGATGAAGTAGTTTATCATTCAATCCAATCATAGATCCATCTTTAAATAAATATTCTGCCCATCTCTTCTCTTCATCTACAGTGTTCTTAAATGCTTCAATCAACCAAGGTTCTTCCTCCTTAACTATTTCAATCATTTCTGGATCATCACCTTTTTTCCAATTATTTAAAATGTTTTGGGTGATTGCAAGATGTTGATTCTCGTCTCTGGCAATGAGGGAGATAATCTTAGCAGATCCCTCCATAAGTTTAAGTTCCCCAAATGCAAAACTGCAAGCAAAACTAACGTAAAAACGTATACCTTCGAGTATATTGACATTGGCAACTGCCCTATATAAATGTTTTTTAAGATCCTTACGTGTCCATTCTGCATTGATATGATCTTTCCATTCTGGTTTCCAATTGTTACTTTGATCCCACTCATGTGCATAATTAATAAAATTATCATATGCACTAGTAACACTAGCAGCACGTTCTAGAATCTTATCATCTCTAAGAATAGTATCAAATACTTCTGCAGGATCTGGATAGATGTTCTTAATAATATATGTATATGAACGACTATGGATCATCTCCATAAGTTGCCATACATTCATACATCCCTCTAACTCAGGGAGAGAACAGTATGGGGCAAAAGCCATACCAGGTGCACGACCCTGAACACTATCAAGCATCGTTTGATACTTTAAGTTAGAAGTAAATATATGTTTTTGTTCTGGACGCAGTTGTTGATAGTCACCACGATCTTTTTGTAGAGACACCTCTTCTGGTCTCCAGAAATATCCTAATTGTGATTTAGTTAAATTCTCAAATTGAGGATATTTAAAAGAGTCATATCTTTGAACACCTAGAGGTTTACCAAAAAACATTGGTTGTTTTTTAGTATTAACCTCTTGAGTATTAAAAACAGTAACAGATTTAATGTTGGTCATTCTTGTATTGGTAAGATTTTTTTTAAATTGAACAACTTTCGCAAGTTTCCTCATCAGAAATCATTATATCATCAATTAACGATTGTAATTGAGTATGTCCTTGAATACCAACTTCATCTTCACCAGTAGGTACTGAAATTTCTATTTCATCAGTTTTTGCATCATATGTATTTTGATAATAAGATGTCTTCCAACCGTACTTATATGTAGTTAAAAGATCTTGTGCCATTACACTAGTAGGAACTTCAGAACCTTCGTAATGTTCTGGATTATAACTCCAGTTTCCAGAAATTGCTTGGTCAAAAAACTTCTGCATAACAGCAACAATATTAATATAACCTGTGTTTCCCTTCATATCCCAGAGTAATGTATAGTTATTCTTAAGACTTCCATACTGAGGTACTATCTGCTTAAGAGGTCCCTTCTTTGATTTTTTAATTGAAAGATATCCTCTAGGAGGTTCTATACCATTTGTTGCATTACTAACAACTGAAGAAGATTCTGATGGCATTTGAGCAGACAATGTGCTATTACGAATACCATACTGTTTTACCTCCTCTCTAAGTGTCTCCCAATCATAATTTAATTTGTTAGGAATAATATTATCAACATCTTTTTTATAAGTATCGATAGGAAGAATACCTTGAGCATACTTAGTTCTATCAGAATACTCACAAGCACCCTTTTCTTTTGCAAGATTTACAGAAGACTTAATAAGATAATACTGAAATGCTTCAGTTAAATCATGAACTAATTGCCATGCCTCTGGATCATCATATTTTACACCTTGTTTAGCGAGATAATGTGCTAAACCAATGAAACCTATTCCAAGACTTCTACGTGCTCTTGTAGCAATCTCTGCTGCTCTAACAGGATATCCTTGAAAGTCAATGAGTTCATCGAGAGCTCTGACACTAAGATCACATAAAGTTTCAAAATCAGAAAGATCTCTTAATTTTCCAATATTAATAGCAGATAATATACACAATGCTATTTCACCATCTCCATCAATATGTTGTAATGGTTTGGTTGGTAGTGTGATTTCTTGACATAGGTTACTCATTTCAACTTTTTCTTGAAAAGAAGAATGAGAATTACAATGATCTATATTCATAATATAGATTCTACCAGTCTCTGCTCTTTCTTTTAAGAGATCTAGTATAAGTTCTTGAGCATTAATATTTTTTCTTGGAATATCTTTTTGATTTTCATAATGAACATAGAGGTCGTCAAAAGAATCAGTTCCAAAAGCATCATATAAACCAGGTACGTCGTGGGGTGAGAAGAGACTGATATTTTCGCTTGAACAAAATCTCTCATAAAACAACTTACTAATTTGAATTGAATAGTCGAGTTTTCTTACACGATTATCTTCGGTTCCCTTATTATTCTTTAATACAATTATATCTTGGATTTCTTGGTGCCAGATGGGGAAGTGGACAGTCGCTGATCCACCACGGATGCCATTTTGAGTGCAGCATCT